TTATGATTATTGAAGCCCCTGAATTATTCTCGAACCGTCTTGCAAGCTTCATCGTTGTTTTGCCTCCAGATATTGCAGGTTCTGTTGTCGTGCTTACTTCGGGGAATATTCCATAACTTAGTTGAGTTGCTGAACTTCCATGATCTATCTTGTGTGTACTCGTCTTCGAGCTATTGCTAATATATATTTGCTCATTATCTTGTTACATATCTTATTTCTATTTCTATTACACTAATATCGTGAACATAATTATTTACAACACTAATATCCCTAATAAATAATAATTGATTTATTGTATTTATGGTCAAATTAGATATAGTTATATCATTTGACCAATCTGTTATAAAAACACTATGTTGACTTATTCCAATATCACCAATACTTTTTGTAACAACCTGTGATGCTCCATATGTTTGTGTACTAGAATTTAAATCAACAGAGGAATAACCAGCTAAACTAAATTTAACCGTCCGTGATTCACTTCCCTCAACACCGTTAGCTTCCGTTTTTATTCCTTTCACTCTAAACTGAATTGGTTGTGATGTATCCATATCATGAGGTGTTGTCCAATCAAATGTAACATCATTATTAGTAGAATTAGAAAATTTTCTAATTCTAACTTTTTTATTCACATTTTCATAAAGTTCACTTATACTAGGTGCTATTGTACCGTCCTCTGGAAATTCTATAGGAATACTAATAGCATTAGTATTGTTTGGTTTATTTAAAATATAAGAATCAGATTCAGTGTTTGTTTCACTCCAGTTGGATTGAATATTAACCTCTGCTCCTTCCTCTATTCCACTTAATTTATTCATATATAAATCTGTAAAATCATTTTCAGATAATGATTTACCTGTTATTTTATCTACTTTTAAATCTAAATTATCTTTTACTAATTTTTCGGTTGGATATTTTATATTATCTGGTGTTATTTGAAATGCCGTTACTTTATTCGAGACGTCTTCTGGTGTAAATCCTAAAGCCTCTTGTTTCGCGTTCCAAACTGTTTTTAAATTTCCAACATCAGTTAAGTCAGCTAGTTCAAAATCAGAAGATGTATAAGTAGTGTCTGGCGTTGAAATATCTCCAGAACCTAATATGCTAATACTATTAATTGTTTTAATATTTGTTTCAGAAACAAGAGCTTCTTGTTTCGCATTCCAAGTTGTTTTTTCAGTAGATGTAACAAATTTATTTGTTGTTGAACTATCGTCTAAATCATCTGGGTCTAATACAACAGCACCAACTTTACTATTAACTGAATTTATTGAATTAACCTCTGCTCCTTCCTCTATTCCACTTAATTTATTCATATATAAATCTGTAAAATCATTATGTGTTTGAACATATGTAGAGCCATCTAATATATTATCCTGGGTTATTGTTTTCCAACTATAATCATAATCAACATCACTATCTTTTGTTAAAATTTGATTTATTGTACCACCATAAATATCAACAGCCTCGCCATATTGCGTTCTAGCGTTACCACCGTCTAACGTAAAACCAAACTCTGGTACTGAATCACCACCATATATTGTTGTTTCATTACCACAATAAACAGCACCACCACCGTCTACATCAAATATAAATAATGGAGCAACCAAATCTTCTAATTTGAGCACATAGCGTAATAATTGGTCACCCCAACCACTAACATTAATTTCATCTTTTTCGCCACTGAACGGCAAACTAGCTCGTGTGAGGATAGAATTACTTCGTATGTATATATTTGTTTCGGAATAATTACCGTTTGAATCTCTTTCAAATGCTTTTATATAATACGTACCAATCAAATTTAATAGAAAATTTTCACTATTCATAGTTGATATACTATCTTTACTTTCATTGAAAGTCGCTTTAACATATTCATCAGTTGTTGGGTTCTTTATTATTTTCCATGTAACATAACCTGAATCAGACGACATTGTTACAATATCACCAACATATAAACCAGTTAATATTATTTTATTGCCAGTGTAAATCGTATTATTAATCGTAATCATAATATCTCCTAAAATTAATTACCTAAAAATATTTATTAGTTTAAAAATTATAAATAAAATAGAAATGTTTTATTTTAAGGGTTAATAAAAAAAATGAGTCTAATTTTACAAAAAAGCACTAATAAAATTACATATAAATCAACAGAATTAGATAAACAAAGTATTGTTGAAAAATATAGTATTAAAAATATAGGAACAGAAACTGTTAATATATCTACAATTACTTTTCCAGACCATATAATGGGAAAGATAAGTGATAGTAGTGATTCATATTCAGATACAATTAGCACGGTTGTTATACCATATCCATTTATAAATGGTCAAAAATATTATATGGATTTAGCTGGTAAAATGACAACAGACCAAACAATAACTGGAATGTATGTTGGCATCGGTGTTGAAAACGGTGGTTTGTTTGTTAATGAAGTTGTTGTTATAAACCCAATGGAGATTCTAACATATACACAAAATTTATATTTCGGTTCCCAATTGGTTGTAACTGGTACATATGATAACCCTAATGATGTTACCGTTAAAATAAGTAATGTTTCTGGAGATTATATAGAACAAGTCGTTTCTGTTGTTTCTCGTAAATGGACTGCTACACTAGATATATTAGAAGTAGATGGGTTTAGTGCAAATGAAACCCTTAAAATTGAAGCAACTTCTGGTATTTATAAAGATACTGTTAACAATGCAACATATATTAAACCAACTATAACAATCACAACTCCAGTAGATGAAGGTAAAGTAGTCAAATTAGACACTGCTTTAACTGTAAATGGAACTAGTGATGGTGAATATGTTGATATAACATCATTAGATAACAATGGTGATTTTATACCCCTTGCTGAGAATGTTGAAGTTATTGCTGGTGTATATACTCAAGATATTATATTTGATACTGTTAATTTTGGTACACTATTAGAATATACTCTAAGTGTTAGAGACAGTATTTATAAAGAAAATGTAACAATAACATTAGAACCAATGGCAGAATTTGAAATTATATCACCAACTGAATATAGCATAATATATTCTGATAATGCTTTTTATTGTGAATGTTATTCATCATCTCCTGTTGATATTTATTGTGATGATAATATTTTAGGCACTATAGAGAGTGATGGCTCCGTTGCATCTGGAATGATAGAAATATCTTCATCAATTGTAGGGATAGGTTCAACAAGTATAGATGTTTCTATTATAGGTAGTACTGCAATTAAAAACATTGGATTTATCTTAGATGGCATTAGAACAGATGTTACTGTTATATTATCATCAGACGGTACTCATTTTGTAGCACATGAAGAAATGACAATATTAAAAACTAATGAATTAGATGGAAACGAAATAGGAAGTGCAACTTCAACAATATCAAAAACTAATGAATTAGATGGAAACGAAATAGGAAGTGCAACTTCAACAATATCAAAATCATAAAAAGAGGTAACATGTTATGGGAAAACATAATTTAGGGTTTGAAACAGAAGCAAGAATAATAAGTGGTGACGATATTAAATTAGTATCTAGTCAATTATTCAACCCAGAAGTAGAGGGGCAAATCGAAATTTCTAATATTAGAAATAATAAAACAATATCTAAACAGAAGCAACCAATGAGGTCTTTTTTAGGCTCATTTATCCAAAATCATTTTGGTGATATGGAATATCCTTACTCACCCTACACTATAGGGTCAAGATTAACTAATCAAACCGCGTCTTTTTCTTATGTTTATAACCAACCAAGTGGTATTATCGTTGGAACAAGCGACACAGCGGTTTCTTTAACAGATAATGCATTAACGACCACAATTAGTTCAAGTTTAACGAAAGGAACAATAGTTCAATTACCTACTTATAACTCGTCAAATAGTTCAGTTGAAATGATAATAAGAAAAGAAGCTAGTATGAGCGGTTCGTATTTAATTAAAGAAACTGGTATTACCATGTATGGTGGTTATAATAGCTATTTCCATACTTGTGTTAGAGATGTTCTAGATACACCGTTAAGTGTAGTACCTGGAGACATGTTGCGTGTAGATTTTAAATTAAGTTTTCCAGTTAGTGGTGAACGAGCTTTTACGAAAAGTATGTTTCTTAATTTAATTCAATTGTTTGCAGTAACTGGTTTTACTATGACAGATACATCTGGAACATCAAAAGTATATAAAATAGGCACGTATATTTCAAAGGGTATAACAGACCCAAGTGGATATTGGAATAGTTCTGCTGGAGATACATTAAAAGGAATAGTCATAGGAACTGATGATACACCAGTAAATTGGGAAACTGATTATGCTCTTGGTTCTAAACTTGCTCACGGTTCGACTGGTTTATATTATAACAGTTTCACATATGTTAATAATTTTTTAAAAACAAAAACAACATCAAATTTTTCTTCTTGTGAATTTTTCAGGGATTTTCAAAATATTTCATCATCTAATGTAACTGTACGTGAAGCTGGTATTTATAATTATAATGATACCGTATATACTGGTGGTACATATACTATGGTATCAAGATGGTTAACAGGCGATATCGTTGTTAAACCAAACGATGTTTTGAGGGTTAGTTGGAAACCAAAAATTACATTGGATTAGAATAAATTTATTTTTAAATGATAAATATTATTACTTAATTAGAAGGAGAAATAAATGGCAACAAAAATTAAAATTAGAAACGATAATTCGGCTACATGGACTGCTACAAACCCAACCTTGTCAAAAGGAGAAATTGGTGTTGAGATAGATGATGTAGTAGATGTTTTACACGACACAAAAAAAATGAAAATTGGTGATGGTGTAACCGCTTGGAATGATTTAGGTTATTTCACACCAGCAGACGATGACGAGTTTTATACGTTATTAGAAACAGAAACAGTAAACGACGATGCTGATTATGTTGTAATATATGATTCATCTACTAACACATATAAAAACATGACAAGAAAACATTTTCTAAAATTAGATAACATAAAAGTAATAACAACTGTTGCTAATGTAAAGTTAATAGAAAATTCAGAAGACCTCAATTTAATATATGTTTTAGAAACAGACACTGTTTATCGTTATTTGACACTTGGTTCTGTTTACACCGCTGATAACAAACATGTAATAACAACTTTTGATGTTGGTGATACTAGATGGCTTGCTATTAGTGGACAGTTTATGGTTAAGAATATTGACCTCCAAGAAGGTTCTGAATATAGAGTAAATGGTGTAAAAGTAGTTGGGGCACAGCAAAACGCTATTAGTGATGTTACAGGAACGGCAAGTGGTGTATATGATTCCAATGAAGAAGCTATAATTAATAGTTTAAAAACAAAATTAAATGACGTGTTAGAAATATTAAGAACACATGGTTTAATAGAAAACTAGGATAAAATAATGGTATTAATTGACTTAAATCTTTATAAACATAAAGACACACAAAAAACGTATCGTTCGATAGTTGCTGAAATCATTGAACTTTTTGGGGTTCCAATTAAATATATTCCAAAAAAAATTGCAACAGATAAATTAAATCCTTTCAATTCAGATGAAGGTTTTGGTGAGGATTTAAATGAGCGTAGTAATGATAGTATAAACCAAATATACGGTGAAGATGTTAATATTTCATTTGAGGGTAGTGTTCCAATGAAAGCTACCCTTGAAAATTATGAGGGATACGATGGTGTCCATAATATGTTTTCAAACTTTGGCTTTAGTATGGAAGACGAAATAACATTAAACATAGAAATAGAAACCTGGCGTAATCTTATGAAAAGATGTGGTTACGATATGCAAAAACCAATGGAAGGTGACCTTATACTATTTGATTTAGCCAGAGCAAAGAACGGTAAACCACAAATATTTGAAATAAAATATTGTAATGAATCGGCTTCATATTTTGCTTTTGGTGAATTAATGGTTTTTGCTCTTAATTGTACTTTATGGGAATATTCACATGAGACTCTTAATACTGGTGACGCTGATGTTGATAGATTAAATATAGATATCGACACAGATGTAATTAGAAAAGAAGTTGGTGATAATGATGTTATTCAGGAAAAATCAGAAGAAGTCACAAGATATGACCCAAACGACCCGTTTAACGATAAATTTGATTAATTATATGTTAAAACTAAATTACCACCATCAAATATTCTAATATAATTATTAATAAGCATATTTTCATACTCTGTTAAATTTTCATCAAACGATTGTAATATATCTTTTAATTTATGTTTTTGATATTTATTACGGGATTCTAATATAATACTATTTTTTTTAAAATAAAAATAATTTGGCGTTGAATGATTTATTTGTTTAAAACCATTATTTAAATAACCATTACCAGAAAAATATCGAACATCAACATAAGAAATAATAGAACCATTATAATTATTTTTAAAATATTTTAATAATTTAGAAAACCCACCAACAACAATAATATTCTTTTTAGAACATGTTCTAATATTTTCCCAGTCATAATTTTTATTAAATCTTGATTTACTGAAACTCATAAGTTGAACCAGGTCACCATTTTTATTATATAAACCCAAACGAATTTTAGCTATACCATATCCTTGTAAATGATTTATTTCACAAAATTGTTTATACTCGGTATTGCTTAACTCTTTAATAACACAATTACGGGCGTAATATTTTTCTTTTATTAAATTTATATTAAGTTTTATTATTGATTTAACTAAATTTTGTTTATATACCCATTCATTCTCAAATACTTGAATAACCCGTATATTTTGATTTTTAAAAAAAATATATTTATCTTTATGATATTCTTTATTTTTATGTATATCTGAATGCCAGTATAATCCATGATATTCAATCCCTAAATTATAATCTGGTAAATATATATCACACTCAAAACATTTACCATTATAATGAAATTTTTTATTTGTTTCTATTTTTAATGAAGATTTTTCTTGTAATAAGAAACTCTCAATTTCACGTTCACCAAGAGACCTATATATATGATAAGGACAATGAATTGATTGTACTTTCAAATGAGCATTATTAAATTTTTTATTACATAGTAAACATTTATATATTTTATTTTGTTTATCATAATCATATTCTAAGTAGTCGTTAATAGTAAAACAAGGTTCTATGTGTTGTTCTTTAAGAAGTGTTAAAAAACTTGGCCAATAATTTATTTTTCTTGTTTTTTCTTGTTTCTTTTTGCACTCGTCTGTTTGTGTATAAGATGATGTTCCATATTTTTTATTACAAGTTTCTTTAATTTTCTGTTGACATTCCACCGTTTGTGTATAATACATTACATTATATTTATCTAAGTAGAAAATTGCTCTATTTTTTATACATTCGTGCGTTTCTAAATAACATTTTTTACCATAATTTTTATAACTTGTAGTATATTTTTTATTTTTTATTTTTTCTGATTGTGAAATATTTTCAACACCATATTTTTTTAATATTGTGTTACTTATTTTTTCTTTAATCTCACCTGATTGAAACGCATTTTCAACACCATATTTTTCTAATATTGTATTAGTTCTTTTTTCTTTAAATAACTCGACCTGAGACGCATTTTTGACACCATATTTTTCTAATATTGTGTTACTTATTTTTTCTTTAATTATATTCTTTCCTTGTTTGCTTTTTCTACATTCAATAGAGCAAAATATATTATATTTTCTTTTACTTTTATTATAATAACAAATATTACCACAAACAGGACAATAAATAAAATCATTTATATTATTTTTATAACAATATCTTATTTCAAGAAAATCACTATAATCAAAAATGTTTAAATGTGCAACTATTAAATTAATATTGTTTAATTCATAACTGGTAAATTTTTCCTTCCATTGTATTATTTTATTAGTACTAATATTATTTAGCTTTTTAATGATATTTTGGTCTGGTTTATTTTTTGTCATTTTTCAACCCAAACAATTATTTATATCAACCTAAATCTATTATATCATAAATTAACAAAAATATTAATTTATTTCTAAAAATAAAAATATTTATATGATTATAATATAATATAATAATTCGAAAAACTATCTAACATAACCCTTTTTATCATCATCTTGTGATTCAAGATTATCCATGTTTCCTATTGTTTTTCCTAGAATTGGTGCATTACTGGTTGCACTCTTTGTATATGTATTATATATACTATTCATTTCTTCGGTGTCTTTAGATATCTTATCAGATAGACTATCTAATTGTTGTTCAATTCTATCTGTTCTATTTTCATCAGAGGGTGTGTTTATCCCTGTATCTATAATATTCTTTAAATCTTTTTCTAATTTATCAGATTCTTTTTCCTTTTGGTCTATTCCATTTTGTTTATTTGCAATTTTATCTGTAATATCATTTAATTTGATATCTTCTAATAAGAATAATTTAAAGTTTTTTATCATAATTAGAAAACCCACTTATGTGATTGTGTATAATCTGTATTAGTTATACCTAGAAGTATTCTAAACATACGTAATGTTGAATGGTCTAACCCACCACAGACATATGGATTATTCATTGTTTTAAATGATTCTATAAATTGATATGGAATTTTGAACTTAAATTTTTTATTTTTTAAATCTTCTTTAAATTCTTCACTAATTTCCATAGAATCAATTTCATCTGGAGACATTGTGTTTGTTATCTTATCATAATTTTTATGAAGCATATATTTACCCAGGGTAATAATATCTTCATCAAGATAATCGCTTTCTAAAATACCATCAAAATATTTCTTTAATTCTGTTATATTTTGAACATAATATTTTCTATTTAAACCTAGTTTTTCTGGAACCCATTTTCTTAGTTCACTTATAGTTTCAGAATTATCCTCATTACTCTCACCATTATAGAAATAAAATACTCTTTTGAAATCTTCACTATTAGCTTTTATCCACTTAGAATAATCTTCTAAATCAAAGTATATTCTATTCTCCATTGCTGGTTGAATGTTAACAATAAATAAATCTCTGTTGTTTAAATTTTCTTTTATCAATTTACGTTTGTCCATAATCTCACTCCTATTTAAAAATATATGAATATATTTATTATTTTTCTAATTTTTTCCTTATAATTTCTGTGAACCAACCCATAATATCTTTAATACCCACATTATATGTTATTGTAGATAATGTAGCACACCAGGCAGATGTTAAAAAAATAGAATTTAATATTAATATTATTTGACCTGTTGTTACAAGGAACCATGTTAATAAAAATGCTATAATAAATACAGCAATCATCATTATGTTTCTAATAATAACTTCGGGCCACCCTTTATCTACATTATCTCCCTTACCTTTAGTTATAATATTTTTTATACCATTAAAGATAATGAAAATAATAACATTTATAAAAAGTGCCATAATAATAAATTCCACTGAAAATAGTATTGTCATAATAATCCCCCTATTAAGATGTTATTGTTGAATCAACATCTTTTGTTTTCTCATTTATATCCATAATTCCATTAAGTATTTTATTTAATATAGACACTGTTTGTGTTTCATCTGTATTATTACCACCACCATCGCCTGGTCGTTGTAACATTTGTGGTGGTGTGTTATTAGCGTTATTCGTTGCAATAAGTTGTTCATTTGCTTTCATTAATTGTTTATCATCACTAATTTTCTTATTTACAGTATCATTGTTATTAATTTTCTTTTGTTCCTCTGTTATTTTTTTTGACACATCTATATTTTTAACAGCTATTTTTGTTGTATCTTCTAATTTTTTTGTAATATTTTTACGCTCAACTGTACTAATATCTCTTCGGTTAAACTCACCTCTCATTTCAACTAATTTTATAAAACTTTCATTCTCAGCTTTCTTAGCTTTTTCATTATCAGGTACATACCAATGGTCTTCACTTAATTTATTTATTTCAACAGAGGTATTATATTTTTTTAATTGTTTTTCATATTCTATTTTTTCTTTAGTAGTAACATTTTTATTTCCACCCAAAGTTTTACCATAATCATCTAATTCTTTATCTCTTTTTTCTCCATTTTTTCTTCTAAAATCTTTTTGCTTATCATTTGCTTCGACAACTTTTTGATGTTCTTGGTGGGTCTTAACTAATTTATGTAGTTGATACACAGTAAAAGCTGTTACTGCAACTAAACCAGCTCCTTTCACTACAGCACCTACAAGTCCTGGTGATACTCTTGGTATTCCACCACCACTTGAACCACCCGAACTACCACTATTTGTTTTTTTAATTAAATCTTCGATACCAAATTTAATATTTTTTGTGTCTTTTGATGTTTTATTTAATATATCTAATTGGTTTTTACTATTTTTTGTTAATTTTGATAATTCTTTTAATTTTATTTTTTCTAAATTATTTTCTTTCTTTAATAATGGATTACTCTTTTTTTTATTCATTATATTTTGAAAAGCAGTATTAGTATCGTTAAATCTTTTTTCTTTTTTAGATATTGTTGTTTGTAGTGTTGGTTGTTCTACCCTTATTTCATTACTTTCATTTTCAACATCTTTTTCTATTTTTATTTCATTACTTTCATTTTCAACATCTTTTTCTATTTTTGGTTTTTTTTCATCAACAATTTTTTCTTCTTTTTTTCTGTTAAATATATCTTTTATTTTATCAAAGAAATTTGGTGTATTATTACTTTTGTTAGATTTTTCTTTAGGTTCTTCCTCTGTATTTGTATTATCATCTTGTTCATTATTATATTCGTCAACATTATCATTCTTTTTAGTTAATTTACTTACTTTAGTATCATTTTTTTTATTATCTTTATTTGTAATAGCACCGTATGATTTTTTAATACCAAAAGATAACATATCTGTTATTATAGCATGTTTTCCACCAAATACGTCAGACAAACCGTTCCCCAATCCCTCAAGTAAACCACCACCTATTTTTGACATAATACCAGGTTTGTTATCATCATCATCTTTTTTAGTCATAAGTTTACTTTGTCTATTCGCTAACGAGGCGGTTCGTAAGTCATTTATAGCTTTTTTTTGTTCTAATTTCTTCTCGGTTGCATATCTTTTAGTTATTTCATCTGTAAGCTCTTTATACATCTCCCGTTGAATTATCATGTCAGCCATAACATCATTTCTTTCTGGTCTTAGTTTCTCTCTTTTATCAAATTCTTTTGTAATATCTAAAGCCTTTTGTTTATTATTATTTTCTAATAAAGTTCTTTTACGCTCTATTTCTGCTATTTCTTGTGAATGTTTCTTTTTATTTAATTTAGATATTTGGTCATTAAATTGTATAATTTCTATTTTGTTTCTTTTTCTATCTTCGTCTAATAATTTACTTAATTGAACTGATTTAATACCCTCTTCGTTCAATTTTTTTAATCGTTCTTCACTATTTTCTAATTCTTTATGATGTCTTTCTTCTTCTAATTTCATTTCCCTATTATGGGATATATCCATATTAGCTAATTTTATTGCGTTTATATCTCTAAGTTGTCCAATAAGATTAGGTAATTCTTTTACAGTAATTTTTTTTAATTCTTTTTCACTCATTCCCAAATTTTTATTAAACGCGTTTAAAGTATCTCTCATGTTTTCATTAAAATTTTCAAACGCTTCTGAAACTTCTGGGTTTATTTTATTTTTCTTTGCCATTCTATAAAAACTCCAATCAAGTTTTAAATACTATATATTTTATTTATTATTTAAAATGAATTATAAAGAATACTTTCTATTTTTTGGCTAGGTTAATATCTACGTGTTCACCGTTATATGATTTTCTAACGAGATATTTTTCTTCTTTTTTGATTTTATTTGCTATTTCTAAACTTTCTTCGTTATTTTCATGTTCAAAAGCAACCCTAAAACCATGTTTTTTAAAAACAGTCATCACGTTGACTATCTCATCATATGACATATCTTTTGTTCTAATATCTATCTTATACCCATTCTCATGTGAAAATTTACCAGGTTCATGGTTACCCTCAGTTGTTTCTGTAATAGTCATTGACATTGTTTTATCTATTTCTTTTAGTGCTTTCTTAAAATTACTATTAACCATGTTCTTATTAATATTATATTTTCTATTTGCTTTTTTAAATTTAATGTTTTTATAATCCTTAACAACATCCCTTAAATTAACTAACATATTATTAACTATATTTGGATTAACTTCTTCTTTTGCTTTAATAAGACCAAAACATTCTTTCCATTTACGTATTTCATCTGGTGTCCTTTTTCTATCTCTATTGACAATTCTTAATCTTCTTTCTTCATATGTTTCATTTATAACAACCAGTAGTTTATTTATCTTTTTGGTTTTAATTTCTCTACATATTTCATTTTCATTTTCATATGGAGTGTTATCATCACATTGTAATTCTTGCATTGGAATATATATAAATTTATGTGACCCTATAATAAGCCACTCTTGTGGTTCAAAATCAAAACCATAGTACATAAGACAAATGAATAAGCCTAGAACTACAATTAAAAGAAAATTACTACCTTGCTTTCCATTTTTTTCCATCTCAACTCTCCACATATAAATAACAATATACAAGTCAAATATAACATAAAACAATGTGATTGTCAAGTTTTTTATAATTAATTAAAATATGATAATAATATATCTATATCTCTAAGTGGATTTTCTCTAACAAAAGGATTAGTACATTCCTTGAATTTATTTACTTCATTAAAATCGGTTGAATTGTCTGATACTAGTAAACTATATAGAACATCGTCCATACGTTCGCCCTCAGCGTCTTTATTATATCTATCTTGGGCTAAACCACCCTCGTTGTATATAACGTTGTCTGTCATAGCGTCAGCGTCTTCTGTGTCTTGATATGATGACCTCAATACTTCAAAAGTCTCTCTAGTTTTAACAAGGTAAGCAAATATCACTAAATTCATTACGAAATCATCGTGATTACCAGTTGAAGCAGAATATGTTTCATTAGTATTTTTAACAAAAGTATATAATTCCTCTACTACTCTAATATCTGGTACATATATTTGATATTTATCTAACATTGAATTTAAGTATAATACACCAGCTTTTTTATTTTTCTTATTAGTTTTAATACCAATATCATAATTATTACCCTTTTTAGTTTTATTTTCTTTTGTGAAATCTGCATTAAATATATTAGAATATTCATAGTTATACCATAAATCATTAGCAACACCATCACCAAGACCATTATTCTCTATTATAACAAATGCTTCATAATAATACAATGCAACATTATATATAACAGATGGATAATCTATTGTATGTACTTCATCATTTTTATATGTTGCAACTATTGTAAAATCATTTGTAGTTATATCTATAACAAGCATTGTTGAAGCATCTCTACCCTTACCACCAGCAACATCACAAGCAATTAAATATTTTCTACCCTTATATGGTCTTTCAAATACTCTTAGACCCTCGACTTGTTTAACATTCTCATATAATGGGTCTTGAACTTGTATCTTATTTATATGGTCAATAGTCTCAGGTTTAAATGCCATATCTGAAGCATTAGCAAACTCAGCACCATATTCCTGATTAAACTTTTCAATAGAACCCAATTCTTTAATTCTTTCCTCTTTCCAATCATCGGTACGACCAGGCATAGCATCCCATCTAATATGTGAATGTATAAATGATGATTTACCCAGACGAGCTTCTTCATAAAATTTATAGAAATGGTTCTTACCGTTTGGTGTAGACGTAATTATAATTCTAGATAATAATGACGCTGAAATAACAGGAAAAGTTGATTCAATAAATTCATTAACTAAATTCTTTGGAATGAACGCGAACTCATCAAGATACAATAATGAAATTGAAAGTCCACGAATTGAGTCAGCTGATGTAGCAGATGCGATTATTTTACAACCATTATCAAATTTAATAGAACCCTTATTCCACTCAAGTATACCAGGCTTCAACCACATTGGTAAATAATCATACATTAATTTAATTCTATCTAAAATTTCCTTCGCGGTATTCTGTTTATTTGCTACTATTGCAACCGTCTTAGATTTGTTAAATATGGTAAATATCAGCATAAAAGCAGCGGATGACGTTGTTTTACCCATCTGTCTAGCCCAATTAGCAATGAGTCTTTTATTAGCAAAACAGTCTTGAATAAATTTAGCCTGATATGGATATAACTTAAAATCTGTTAAACCAATATCCTGGGAAATAATCTTAATATAATTTTTGATTGTATATATTGGATGTGAATAACAGTAATTTATTTCTTTAATATGTTCTTCGGTATATATTAATTCAACACCAGGTGGTTTTCTAACTAGACTACGTTCGTATGAAACATCATTACCGTTCGCGTCATAATTTAAATTATCTAATTCTGGTTTTTTTCTAAGAAAAGATTCATTGACGACTTCATTAGCCAACATAGCCATAAATATATCATATTCTTTAATTTCTTTTGCTGTTATCTTAGCTTCTTCTTCTGTTTGTTTTTCTAAATCTTTTTCTAATTGTATTTTTCTATCTTCTTTACGTTTATGTCCAGCTAAAATAGCTAGTTCCCGTTCTTTCTTACGAATTTCTTCGTATTCTTCAGTAGTTTGTTTCTTTTTAGTCATTAGAAACCTTTTTTATGGGTGTTTTTTTACCACCAGATACTTTTATATTTTCTTTATTTTTATTTCTAAAATCAACTTCGGTCATAAAACCATCAATATTTTTCTTAACAAGAGTGTTAATAAGCTCATTAGATTGCATTATAATTTCTTTATCATCTTTACTTGTTTTCGTTTTTTTCTTATCTTCAGCCACATTAACAACGCTATCATTGATACCAGCCACTGTTTCAATAAATTTTGCTAACACTTCAAAAGCTCTACTAGATGATGATAATTGTGTTAATATTGTAACCATATATTCATTTAACATGTATTTGCTTTTTTCTAATAATTCAATTCTATTTTCCAACATATAGTTAGCTAAGTTATCTTTATCCATCTCTTTCTTTATTTTGCTGATATGATTATCTACTATATCTAATATTTTTTTTCTAGATTCCTCTACTTCTTCTTCTGATAATTCTATTTCATCATCGCCTAATATAAGTTTATGTTTTTTTGCTGTATCTGGTGTGTCTACAACATTGTCTGATTTATTGAATGTTTTATCTGTTGCATTTGCTAATATATCATCTATTGCCTTGTCTTTGTTTTTATCTGACATTTTAAATCTCCATTAAAAAGTTTTTCATCAATGATATTTATCATTTAAACAATTTTCTTTATGAATCTATCTGGAAACAAGTACATAATATCTTTAGTAACGTTTGTAATTATAAGATTTTTAAAATTACTTTCGATTATGTCTAACATCTTAATTATATTTGGATTAATAGACTTAGACTCAAAATATTTAAAATCACAAATAAAATCTATTGTTCTCACATCTACATCTAAAATCTCAATAAACTTTTTTATTTTTATTAAAGAATAACTATTCATATTATATAAGTCATTTATTAGAAACCTAACAGATTCATCATCAACAACTGTAGAATATGGACAAACACCATATCTTTCACATTTTATTGAAATTTCATGTAATTCAAATATTGTATTTATTAACACAGAATATAATGACTCACCTAATTTATTTAATAAACTGGCAACATTCATTTCATTATTTTTAAATTTTAATATATCTTCTTCAAAATTAGAAATAAATTCATTTGTTGTTACCTTATGTAATTCTCTAAAAATAGCATATGTTTTAACAGAACTTGATTCATTTTTTGATAATATTGCTTCATAATTTATGATAACTGATTGCAGGGTCGATATAAAATTTTCAACAGAAACTGTTTCATCTTTAATTATTTTATTACAAGTAAGAGAATACCAATAAATAATTTCATGCCACTTAGCTCTAAGAATATTATATTTACACTCACATAACTCGCCTTTTATCTCTTTTATCTCATAAATATATTTTTTAATCCATCTTTCAATTATATAAATATCAGAAAAATCGAGTTCAGATATTTTATAGTTATTAACATATTTTATCATACCACCCTCCTAGAGTCCCTTATTTAACCTAGTTGAGTTATCTCTTTGAACAACCATCAGCTCAACCTTATATTTTAAATTTATTACTTCGTCTTTAATTTCTGTTAATGTTTTAAAACTATCAAGCACCTTATCTGTTATTTTTTCTTGACGATGCTCTATTTCTTTTATTCTTTCTTTATTATCTAAATTTAATTTTTCTATTTCACCACTTATTCTATCTAAGGTTACGATTATCTGTTTTATATTTTTATAAAAAACCCTATCATTATCTGTAACAGTTTTCTCGATTTTAGTCGATTCATCAGATATTTTATCTTTTATAGATTCTATATTAATTTTATTTTTAATTTTGGTTTTATTATAATCACAAAAGAAAAATTTAATAAAAAGATATAATATTAATAATAATATGGCAACAACAATAATATATATGTTCCCAGTTTTAAGCAGTTCCAGTAAGAAATTATCCATTTTCAGTCTCCGTTTCAGTTTCAATAATAACAATATCCTCTTCTTTAACATATTTCACTTCTAGTAAATCTAAATATAATTTAACGTCTATTTCTTTAATTATAGAATCTTCTGTAATTGGTGGGTATATATAACCATCTAAAGAAAAATCTAAACTCATATTAATAACTCTATCTCCATTATCCTGGTAATCTACATTTATTGATTGAGATATACCATCTAATTGCACCCTAGAACTACGATATATGTTCAATATTGGTACTTCTTTAATATGTAAATCTCTACTATTAGCAGGAAAAAATGGTAGAATCTGTTCGATTATCTGATTTAATTCAGATTGATATCTAGTATATATATCTAATTTATAATGAAAGGTATATGGAACACAAGTTTGACACCATTTTCTAACACCAGCTGACATATCACCATCAAATTTCAAAGTATTAAATTTATTTGTTTGTCTTTTATCATCTAATTCTAATGATTCTAATGAGAATGACATTCTAGGCAATATTTTATTGATATTATATTTATCTGATACATTTTTATTTGTTTTTAAATACCAATGTGTCTTACTAGAATACTCTAATGGAACGTCTATTTCTTTTATTTGAGATGGTTTAACTTTTTTATTAATTCTTTGTACCTTAAAATTATTAAATAAACTCCCTATAGATATAGTGTATGTAGAAATTACATCATTAAAAAAATACATAATATCTCCTTTTTTCAAAATAATAAATAAAAACGTGTTATCAATTATTTAGTTTTTTATATTTATTGGAGGAAATTATGATTTTTAATAATTCGATGTTGAGATTAAATGTCTCTCACAAAGGGCTTGAAATTGGGTTCGCACCTTTTGAGACCAAAAATTTAACAAGACACTTAAGTGAAAAAGATGAGATTGATTTAGCTAGTAAGTATGGATTTCTTATATTCAAACCAAATAAGAAGAAAGCGGTTAAGAAAATAGAAGAAACAATTGAAAACTCTAATAGAGGTAACTCAAACCAATTATCAGATATTATTGAGAAAGCAAAAGAAAATATAGTTAAAGTACCAGAAGAATCACCAACAGCAGATTATACTACAAAAGATAGTATTGTTATTGCACAGAAAGAAACTGTAATTAGAAAAGAATCTGACATTGATGGTATTGTAGAAGGTAAAGAAACAATACAATTAAGTAAACCTATTAAGAAAACAAAAATAGACTTAGATGGTGAAGATAAGAAAAAATCTAAACCTAAAAAAACAGCTAAAAAAACAACAAAAAAATCACCTAAAAAGAAAGATAGTGATAAATAAAAGGAGTTTAAAATGACAAAGATAGTATCAACAGACAAAGAGATTAGAGAATTTTTAGAAACTAAAATAGATAAAATTCTTGATGAACGTAAAAAAGAAAGAAAAACCAAGAAAGAAAAAAAATTATTTGAAGAAAAGAAACAAAAGGCAGAAACAAAAATAATTGAGTCTGTTAAAAGTTCTCTTTACAAAACATTGAAAGATGTTGATTGGGATAATTTGAATGTAAAAACAGCATCAAAATTGATAAAAAATGTTGACAAATGGGTTAAACAATATACTAAAAAATAATAGGTATTATAATGACTAAAGTAATGGAAAAACCAGAATCAATGTTGGAGTTGGCCGATTGGTGTCTACGAAAACTTGGTGGTGATAATGTTTTTCAAAGACCAGTTGGTGGTTTAGTATATGTAAATGTATCTAAACAACAAATATTAGATAGAATGACAGAAGCTGTCTATAAATTTAACCACACACATTACAATGGTTATCGCGAAATGGGTATTATATTAGACCTTAATAACACCACAACAACATACAAATTACCAAAAGAAGTTATATCTGTTTTATATTATTTAAAATTGAACGATAAATCAACAATGTTCTCATTCGATTATCAAATGAGACAATCTATGGGTATGAACTATGGTAAAATGGGTGGATTTGATTTGGTAACAGTCGAATTAGCATATGAATGGTTGAAGATGGTTGATATGAAGGTTGGTAAGAAATTTAATTATACCTTCAATGAACTGACACATGAAATAAATCTACTAACACCAATAAATGATTTATGGGGTAGTGTTGCTTTAGTGTGTAATGTATTAGAAAACACCGAAGGTGAAACCGACTTATGGCAAGATATGTGGTTAAAAGAATATAGTTTTAATTTATTAAAAGAACAGTGGGCACAAAATTTAAAGAAATTTGGGATGCCTAACCTTCCAGCTGGTGTTACATTAAATTCACAAGAAATGTATGATGAAGCTAATACTAGACTTCGTGAACTTGAGGAAGAATTAGAAACCAAATGGAGTAACCCAGTATCATTCTTTGTGGGTTAATACTTTGAACAATAAAAATTGCTCTGAATTATTCAAACAAGCTATTAAAGAAATAAAAGAAAATCAAGATAACACAGAAACTATAATTAGAACTCTAATTAGAAAACTACTAAGTTATTAATCTAATTATATGTTAAAACTAAATTACCAGCGTCATATATTCTTATATAATTATTCATTAACATGTTCTCATATTCAGTCATATTTGAGTCAAAATTACTAAAAATTTTCTCTAACTTATGTTTTTGATATTTATTTCTAGTTTCTAATATAATAGCACCCCTCTTAAAATAATAATAATTGGGATTAGTATGTTTATTAATAATAAAACCATTTTTAATATAACCACCCCCAGAAAATAATCTAACATCTACATAAGAAATAATAGAACCACCATAATTTTGGTTAAAATATTTTAAAATCTTCGACATTCCACCAACAACTATCGTATTTATTTTACTACATGTTCTAATATTTTCCCAATCATAATTCTTATTATACCTGGGTTTAGAAAAAGACATAATTTGAACTAATTCATTATCATTATATAAACCTAAACGAACTTTAGCCACGCAATATCCTTGTATATGATTTAGCTCACAGAATTGCATATAATCGTTGTTTTTAACCTCTCTAATAGTAAGACCCCTTCCATAATACTTTTGTGTTATAAGACCAAGTTTGGACGTTATAATAGACTTTATTATTTCTTGTTTGTTTATCCACTCAGATTCAAACACTTGTATTAACTCTATTCCTAATTCTTTAAAATACAAATATTTGTCTTTATGATATTTCTTATCTTTATGTATATCAGAATGCCAGTATAAGCCATGATATTCAATACCAAAATTATAATCTGGTAAATATAAATCACATTCATATTGTTTACCATTATGAAAAAATCTTTTATTCATTTCAATATTTATATTTGGATTAATACTCAATAACCACTCTTTTAACTCTAATTCGGCTAATGAACCATACTTATGATTATAACATATAATATTTTTAACCTCAATACTCTTTTCTTTTGTTATCTTATACTTTATTGTTTTTTGACAACGAGTACATTTAAACAAAATAACATCACCAACTCTATAACCAATATAATCATCTTTATTAAACAATGGTTCTAATCTTTTTTGCTTCATCATTAATACGAAAGTATTCCAATAATTACTTCTTCTACTATCTATAACTTTATTTTGAACCCATTTTAACTGTGATGGACTTGTTACACCATATTTTTTTAAATTATTTGATTTAATTATTTTTTGAATTTCAGATGATTGTGTTGGATTTTTAACTCCATAATTTTCTAAACAAGTTTCTATTTTTTGTTCTTTTATTTCTTCTGATTGTGAAGCATTTTTTACTCCATAATTTTTTAAACAAGTTGCCCCTGATTTATCTTGAAAATCACTAGATAAAACATAATATTCTACATCATATTTTTCAAGGTTAGTTTTTTTAACATTTTCTTTAACAGAATCATTCTGCATTGGATTCTCAACACCATATTGCTCTAAATTTGTTTTATTTTTTTTATCAATAATATCTTTATTTTGCATATGATGCCCAGCACCATATTTTTCTTTACATGTTTCTATTTTTTGTTCTTTTATTTCCTCAGATTGAGATATGTGTTCAACACCATAATGTTCTTTAACACTCTTTTTTATTTTTTCTTGAACTTCTTTAGATTGCGATGGGTGTTCAACACCATTATTTTTTAAACATGTTTGTATTTTTTGTTTTTTTATTTTTTCTAATTGTGATGGATTCTCAACACCATATCGCTCTAAACAAGTTTTTTTTATTTTATTTTTTTCTATCTCTTGTCCTTTCTTTGAAAATTTACACTCCCTCGAACAAAACAATCTATATACATTATTAGCGTGTCTATCGTATATGCTTTTCTTTTTACACACAGGACAATAATGTTGAATAGATATATTATTTAAAAAACATGCCCGTATTTCACTAAAGTTTTTATATTTATAAATATTTAAATGTTTTACAACATTTTGAATGTACTCTAATTCTATATCTAAAAAATTATCTAACCATAATTTTATATTATTTTTACCTTGTATCTTCTTTAATTTTTCTTCAATTCTTTTTTTCATATAAATATCATACGTCAATTAATAATACAACAAATATATTATATCATATTTTTTAATAAAAATCAAATAATAAAAAAGAAGCCCCAAAAAGGGGCTTCATATAAGTGAGTTGGTTATTATTTATAACGTAGCTTCATCAAATGAAACGGACGCTTTTGTAATAACAAAATTAAGTTCAATTGTCTCAATAACATGAGCCATCTTCAAATAAATAGTACAAACTAGCTTGTTTTGTTCAACAACAGTTGCTGGATTATTTGTCTCATCACACACAATCTTATAATCAATAAGTCCACGTTTAGCTGTTATATTTCTTAAGAAAGGCTCAATATTATTAACAACTTGACCTCTAGTAATACCATCATTGAATTCAAAAAGAACTTGTCTCATGAACTTTGAAAGGTTCTTAGAGATATGATTAAGAGTCTTACGATTATACATATCAGCTAAATCTGATTTAATAGAACAAAGTGTTCTTACACCATAAACATATGTACCTTCACCCTTAAAGTAAACTACAGGGTTAATTCTATTAGGATACAATATATCTCTTTGTGTTCTAGTTGGATTCCAACCTAGTTTAACAATGTTTCTTATAACACCGCGGTTAATACCAGCAACTGCATACCAAACTTCAAAAAAACTATCTACGTTATAATTAAGTCCAACAACATCTACAGATATTGGTAACCAAACATAAGTTTCATTATATACATCATAAACTTGTTTACAGTTAGCAAAGAAACCACCAAACTGGTTATATCTATTTCCACCAAGTAAACTGTTGTCATTGATGTAATTAAGCATATTGGTAGTAATAGCATCAGTATCTCTATATCCAACGATGTCGTTAACGTCTGGCCCTAATATAGCTACACTATCACCTCTAGATTCACAAATCTCAATAAGCTTGTTAGCAACTACTGCATTTCCAGCCCATTCACCATCAACAAGATAAGCAAGAGCAATATCATCAACGTTTTCGAAAATCTCGTAAGCATCAAAAATATCTGAACTTGAAACATATCCATTCTCTATCTCTTCTGTAAGAGTAGAACTATCATTATAATAAGCATTTCTATAAACTTCAATTAGTTTACTAGAATAACCACCATTAAGGTCTGTTACAGTCATTGTGTTAAAATGAATATCATAACCACCAGCAACATTAGGTGTGAAAACACTTGTATTAAGAATCATTCTAATATAAGATGATTTCTTGTTAATAACATCTGGTACATATTGACTAGCATTCTGACTATCTTTTGATGTTGGGTCTGTTGAAACAACATACTTTTCAACAACTAGGTCATCTCTAATTACAACAACACAAAAAAGTGTGTTATCGCTAGTATCAGGAGCAAACTCAAAGAGTGAGCTAAATTTTGTTGAACCATCAACAGTATCATTTGCTTTATAATGGCCCATATCACAAACAGCAACAGTAACATCTGCATCATTTATCCAAGCACCTGGGGACACAGCAAAAACTCTCATGAATTCTGTACTTGCTACGTTATTTCCAGTTACAGTATCTTCAACAACATAACTTTGTTTATCTGTTGTTGGTGTATCGTATGCATATGTATAAGTATATCTGTTTTTAAGTGTTGCTGTTAAACCAACAATTTCTTCATTTACCATTACCATATCACCAGTCATGTCTTCTATCTCATAGATAACAACATCTTCGTATCCGTGTATGAATTTAAGTGTTGCTTGGTCTTCTGGGTCATATTCAGTTATAGTATTTGTAAATTTATCATCAATATTTATAGTTTCACCTAATACATCAGATTCTATTTCTATTAATAATGTACTTACATCACCTGTGGCTTCATCAGATGCCATTAGAACGGTTGCTTTAGCTGTATAAACACCAGAACCAGTTTGATTAAAATAAATAACATCGCCACTATTCAAGTCTAATGCATATGGTGATGGAGCATCTTCATATTTAACTAAATAAATATTACTCTCTCTTGATGCTACTGTTTTTCTTGATATTGGATTAGAAAAATAATTCCATTCATCATCATTAAGTTTAGCAAGAGCACATTGCTCACCATTACTAAAAGTTCCACTAATAATCTTAACAATATATCTTAAAGTGGTTGATGTTGGTGAAGATAATTCATCAGATGAAACTATTTCACCAATACCATTTTCAGTATAAACCATTCTACCATCAGTTGCACAATCAGTGTTGAAATAAAAATTAGCGTATTTAAAAGGTTTTGCATCAGCACTATCAATAGGTAAAGTATCAAAAGCCTCTGTTAGTATTACCTTATTTATCCCAGTTGTTGGAATAGAAGCAACATATACGTCTTGTACATCAGCTCCACCAAAATCAACAACAATTTTTGAACCAACTCTTAAGAGAGTGTGGAAATTAGCATTTAAACCAATTATTGTTTTATTTGTTGTATCTGTTTCGTCTCTATATATAGTCTCAACTGTAGCATCAATACCATCGTCTAATGAAGTAGAATCTTCTAATTCATATGTAAAAGTAGATTCATATGTTGGTGAAATAGTAGAACCAGTTGCTATAATCATAGTAACATCATCTGTTATAGATACAACTGTTTTATCTGTAACCGTTGTTAATGTTTTATAACCCCAGCCATTATATACTACACCACTCCACGCTGGAGCGTCAACAGTTAATAACATATATGTTCCAGTAACCGAATAAATTATTCTTTCTACACCTTCAACAACAATTTTATCACCCTCTGAAACAACACCACTTACATCGACAACAGTTAAAACTTTTTTATAATCACCACTATCTCTTGTTAGAACAGCACCAGCTATTGCATTTGTAACTAAAGCACCATAAGATGTCGCAATAAAAACAGAACCAGGTTTTAACTCAGTTAAGAAACTTGTACCAGTACCATCTATTGTAACACCATCGGCATTAAGTAAAAATGTACCTGTACCAGCTTTTTTAGTTCCATTAGTAATTTCTAATAAAATATGATTATCGTAAACATTATTACCAATTTCAACTATTTTACCATTATGGTTATATACTTGACCAGCTTCTAATTCAGGAACATAATTATCTTTAGTAACTGTTTTAAAACCAAGTTTTGGTAAATACTTCAAGCTTTTTGCTTTAGTATTAAAAGAATTGCTCTTAACATATTCTTCTAAATTATCATCATTATCAATAAGCATAGCACCATCAACATCGTCAATATCTACACCCAAATCTGGATTTAAAATATCAAAAGTATTCTGTTCGTTTGCTGTCTTAAATACTTCTCTATTCTTAAGCATATCTTGAAGCTCAGAATCAAAATTAAATGTAACACCATTACCACTCATACAAACACCTATTTGAGCATTATTTGTTGGTATCTGGAACTTTTGTTTAGATGTGTTATGTTTAGCTTCATAAGTTAGACCCTCAACACGAGAAGCGGTTACGTTCTCGGCATATCTTAAAATATTGCTTACTGAATGCCAACCCATAAGGTTGAAGTTTGTAATAGGAAAACCACCCTTTCCAATTAAATCATCTTCACTAACGATGTTCAATGGTACTCCGATTTGTCCCTTATTTAATTTCACGGCAATACCAATACCACCGCTACCAATTAAATTAATACCCAAGGATTTATCAATTTCATTAACCTTAACTCCTGGGCTTTGTAGTGTATTAGCCATTTTTCGACCTCCTTAAAAAATCTATTATTTACTTTCAGCTATTTATAAAAATAAAATACTAAAATTTATATACAATTATTTATGATTTTAAAAAGAAAAGATTATTTAATACTGTTTCTCAACATAAATATTTTTAAGTTTTTTATAAACTTTTAATATTTCATTGGGGTTATCAATCTCTTTAACTAGATATTCATATGTGGTTGGCTTCCATTCTTTTTTTCCAACTATTGTAATGAATTCTTCCTTTCTTTCTAAGTCGTTACCACCATTTATATCCCAAAACTCATCATCTATTTTTACTACCACATGTAAAATTTGTGTTTCTTCGTCCGATAATAAAAATAAATTACCTTTTTTATTGATTAAATTAAATAATGCTAACGCAAATATAGTAGAACCAGCCTTAAGGTAATATTCTGTGGTCTTAATACCTTCTATTGTACTGAATCTTTCAATTGTTTTTTGTAAATTATCTGAATCGACGTTTTCTTTAAGGAAATCTTTGAATTTTTTCATACCAACTACACATAATAATTATCATATGTAGTATTTATTTTTTTAGATATTTAAATTTGATTAACTTCTATAGTAATATCAAAACCAACTTCGCAAAATCCACCATATTTAAGGATATCACTCAACATTCTATTTCTAACAATAGTTGAAATATAATTTTCAGTTGATTGTTTATATTCATATAATATACCACATTCTTCTTTATATGCTTTAATATTTAACACAAAAATCTTATCGAAAGCAAGTTGAACATCTTTTTTAGTTTCTTTGTCTATATAAGAAGAACTAAACATAATAAAAACTTCTGGAACATCATTGTTAATATAAGAATTTAATTCTAGTAACAATTCATTGTTCATTATACCTATAACCTCTAAAACATGGTCTTGACCTTTATATGTTTTCATATCTTCTAATAACTCACCATTAACTTTAACCATAATATATCTCCATATAATAATAATAACAACATAAACAATATATCATAAAATAAAATTTATTAAATATATTTCTCAAATTTATTTAAATGTTTTATATATTTAAAATTATGAAAATCTTCGCGACCATCTTTTATATCTCTAATTAGACCCCCAACACCTTTATTATATGCTATCAGAACCATCATTGCCAGTGTTTCTACATCATCAGAATAATCAATTTTTCTTTTTATTGTTCTTATTTTAGACCTTAGTAGAAACAACCCTATATATACATTATATCTTATTTGATAAAGTCTATTATAATTATTTTTTACAATACCCTTGTCTACCAGGTGTTTATATGTATCACTATTTACTTGAAACAGACCTCTATCTTTACTTCCATTCTTACTAACACCAGTAGCTTTCTGATAAAATCTACTTTCACCAGCCATTATCATATAAATATGTTTTTTACTAATAGTGTTTGAAACCATATGATAATTTTTATCAACAGATTCCTTAATTATTCTCATTGTTCTTTTTGTTATTTTTGGATTAACACTCTTCATAAAAGAATATTCATCAAAACCTTCCCCTTTTATAATTAGAAACATTGTTAATATAAAACAAAATACTATAAACCTTTTCATTATGAAACTCCTTTTGACATTAAATTTTTTCTTTCTAAATCATCTAATTCGACATCAAATAAACCTTCATCTACCATTTTCTTTATTTTAGCATACGCCATTTTTATCCCGTTAAATACTTCTTTATTACTTTCGTCCATATTAGTAACATCCATTTTATTATTAATATATTCAATATCTTCTTCCATAAACGTTAAGATATTATTTAAAACTATCTTCTTACCGTTTATTAAACCAAGTTCTTCACCAGCTTTAAATAATTTTATTTTTTCTACGTTTAATACTTCATTTTTAATATCCACGTAACACCTCATATAATTCAACATAACTATAATATTATATCTTATTTTAAGAATTTGTCAAGTTTTATTTTGAATTAATTTGAAAAACTACCATTCATAACATCCTCAGATATTTCATCGGTATCATTTTTTTCTTGAAGTTGTTCTCTATGTTTGATTGTTTTCTCAGTTGCTTCAGCAAAAAGTTTTTTATAATCAGCAATAGCTTCTTTGTCTTCATATACAACACAGGCATCTTTTAATGTATCTATCTTGATTACAGCTTCTCTGTTAACAGGAATACTCTTTTTCAATCTAGCCTTATGTTCGTTTTCAACGATTCTAATTATCTTACTATCTTCAAACGATTCTACCATAGCATAACCTTTTGTTTTTCTAATTAGAGTATACACTTGGCTAACATATTCAGGAGCAACAGCACTCATATCTATATTAACTAACTCGCCAGCGGTAAAATTCTCTATGAGACCTGTGGCACCACCAGTATAAACAAGATTACCATTTTCTACTACACTAATAGCTTCTCTTTCTTCATCAAACCTGGAACCTGTTACACCGAAAACATCAGCATATTCATTACCCTCGATTCTAACTATAAAAGAACTAAAATCATTTAATCTTTCGTCATCTAAATACTCAACTAATGATTGAACATCGTTTTTTTCTGAAATTCTTTTAAATCCGTACTTGTTAAGAATGTCTTTTACCTTCA